ACCCAGTAAGACTGGCTCGTCCGTGACATCACACTCTCCCAAGTAAATGGCAGGAGCATTGATGACGGCTTTTGTATTTGTAGTCAACACGAGTTGCTGATGAGCATCTACACTGTACTCGTTATCCGTGACTACCCCATAACGCTTTTTGGCGTAATGAAAAGTTTCTCCATAACGAGAGGATAGAACCAACCGGTCGGTTTGAATAACGATCTGGTCTCCGTTGAGGATGGGATACTTGAACGATGTCTTACCATTGAAAGACCTTACTTCTTCTCCGTCCCCAAACATCTTCTTGTAGCAAGACGTTACCCATTTGCTGATGGTTTGCCCGCTCGTGATGTGGATGGATGACCCATCGTGGGTGACATCTTCTTCCATATACCCGCCGACGTTCTTCTCCATAACGGTTCCCGTTATAGCGGGGAGTTTCTTGTAGGGTTGAAGTTTCTGTCCCGCTTTCACCAGTGGACGTTGGCGGTTCCTGATCAAAATCATCGGGTTCCCACCATCCTTGTAATCTACGTTCTTTGGGTCTCCCTTATCGTTGGCTCGGTTGCCATCGTAAGTGGTAAAGTGAATGGTTTGCCCGAATCGGCTTTCAATGAGAAAATCACCTTCAAACCGCCTGACCGTACGAATCTTGTTATTGGCAACATAGTATCGCCCCGCGACTCCCGCGTAGTCGATGCCTCCCTGAAACTTGGTCTGTGATTGTGGGCCTGCATACGGCGCGGCTGGAGTTTGATAAAGTTCCGTGTTGCCTCTACCACTGGTTGATGGTTCAATGCTAAAATCTAGATTGTTATGTGGCCAGTTCTTGAGATTGAGCTTGCGGCTGTAGAAAAGCTGACCACCATACGTAACCAGAAGAACGGTTTCATTCAGGAGAGGATATTCCGATAGGTTTCTTTCCAATGGATAAGCCCACCCCAGTGTATCTTTTTCCGCTGTCTGTTGAGAAGTCAAAGGACGCACAAGGGCTCGGCCAATCCAAGACAAATCCTTGTCGATCGGCAAGGCTTTCTTTCCTTCCAGATCTGCTGGCCATCGATCTGCATCCACGGAAGTATAGAGTTTGGATTGGTCAGTGAAGACGGGATGATTTTCATCGAGAACAACATCCAGAACCACTCCCATTTCCAGTTCGTAGAACTCTTCTTGCGAACTTCCTCGGCCAACTGTTTGACTCGTTGCCAAGCCAAAGTTTTCTAGGGCTCGAATGTTTTTTCCTTTTTCTCTCCAGAATGCCATAAGGTTATTTGCTTGAAGTGGTAGGAGGGACAATGACCACGGGAGCCTCTACTTCTTTTTTGACTTCGCGTACCTCTCGCATCAACTGGTCTTTGTCTGCTTCAGATAAGCCAGTGCCTTCACCGCCCGTAACTTCGATTTGAGTGGATTGGAGCCGTTGGAGAATCGCCGCGAGTTTTACGAGCTGTTCGTCGTTCTTAATACCTGTTTCGATCAACCCTTTGAGTTGCGGAACGAAGTTCAAAGCAGACGTGGCATCTTTGATATGATTCCTCATATCACTGTACAACATATCCACTTGATTCTTCTTGGCTTCAGAACGCCCGAGAATATCCCGACACAAATCACGGAAGGTCTTCCCGTCGCAAATATCGAAGTCCATATCACTCATAGTAGTACATAAATAGGCAGTAACGCTCACTTTGAGCGTCACCAAGTTCACATTTTATATATCGGTTAGACTGCGTATTCCTTCGCAAAACGTCTCAAGGAAGCCACGGTGCTTTAGCGAGTGGGTAGTTCATTTAGATATACCATATCAAGAGATCACCCCCGTATCAATCACACCTTCATTTTGATATGAATCTCTTATCCTATCGTGATAAGTTTTCATTCTATTCAATATTTTTGTTATCTGCTGTGTCTTACACATTGCCATCTCTCGGATGTAGAGATAAAGCGCCTTCTTGTTGTAGGCATCAATCCTATCCGAACTGCGAAATAACTCAACAACAGCGTTGGCAATGTTGAGGTCTCTTTGCTTCGTGAAGATTTTATTGACATTGTTTTCCCAGAACTCAACAATCAGGCGTATGAACTCCGCCATCTCTTGCTGGGCATAATGCTTATCGCTGTGTTGAAGTTGAATGGTATGTTCATTCCTCTCCTCGCTAATCTCGATGTTCTGATTGAACTTTTTGTAGTTGGTATTGTTGAGCAGGATCAGGTAATGCTTGGCAATGATAGAAAAATAGGAAAATGCTTTTCCTTTGGCCTTTCGATACTTGTGCATGTTGGCAACCAAATGAGTAAGGCATTCCTTTTGTACATCCTGTGGACCAGTCTCGAAATAAGAGAACTTGAAGGTGTTGAAGACATTTTCTACGAGCTTCTGGAAGGGATAATGAATCCTCTCACGGAAGAAGTGCTCCCTCTTCTCGATATCTTCTTCATTGTTATAAGCAGTAATGGCGTCTTCGGTATCCTGAGTGAAGTACATTCTACTCGGATTTTTAGATCGACGCTTTCGCTTTTCTTTGGGTTTAACCAAAACGACCGGGACAACTTTCGGAAAGTGGTGATGCTTTTTCTTCTTCCGTTTCGTTGTATGGATTGAACGAGCCTTAACCTTCTTCCGAAGGTTCTTTTTTAGAGGCTTGTGGGAATGTTTTTTCTTTTTAACGTAACGGGGTTTCGTTTTCCTCATAGAGTCATTGAGTCCTCTGATTCAATTTCTCGATAAGGTCTTTCATCTCCTTAAAAATTGCTCCTACTTCATCATCTGATTCAAACAGCCCTTTGTCATTGAGAGATGTCGCGAACGTCCCTCGTTTGTCGATGGACTGTATATTAGAGAGAGTTGTTTCCACGTCTTGCTTGAATTCCAAAATCCATTCCTCATAGGTTTGAACTTTGTTGGCTTGAATGCCGATGGCGAAAATAAGAAAAATGTTAAGTGTGATGGAAATAACTAGACCTGTAATCAGTAGAAATGTAATCATATATCAGTCGCCGCAAGGAACCACTTCTTCATCTAAAAACTCTTTCAGTAATTCAACGGCATCCTCCACGGCATCCCAATCTTTGTTTATTTTTGCGTCGGTAAGCATTTCTATTACGTAGGTTATATCACTTTGATCCATTTTATTTGCAATTTTTAGAAGTTCTCTCATACATAGCGAGACATTTTTAATTCTTCTCATATAATTGCAAGTTCAATGAAGTCAGTTTTCTCATGATATCGCTTGAGTTTTTCTTTTTGTAACCTCTTAACAATATTACATCAAACAAGAAACTTTGTCAACTTTTTATAGTTTGAACATTCTACGATAGAACGGATCTAGTCCATCAGAAGGCACTGAAGGAGGTGGCTTGGGAACGGGTTCGGGGGAAATCGATGAAGACAGAATGGGCTCCACAGGCGGGTTAACTAACGGCAACTTTTCCGAGTTGTTGCCATTGGTTAACTCGATTGGAGAATCAACTAACTCCGCTTTCTCTTCGGATTTGGAGTTAGTTGATTGCATGATTGGAAGGGGAGGTTCTGGTTGAGGATTGATGGTCTTCTCTTCGACCTTTTTGAAAACGGCAATGTTGTAAGCAAGGATCAGGGCTACGGCCAATGGATCAAAGACAAAAATCAAAGTGAAGATGAACCACTTGGCAACTTTGTCCAGCGTAGTTCCAAACTGCTCGGCTACGAACTGGAAAGTACGAATGTCTTTCTTACCAGCCCCTTCAAACTTCATGGTGATAACTTCATCATTGATTGACATAATCTTGGCCTGATTTGTCCGTACTTGGCCGCTTTCTGATTTGATGTCTTCATTGGCTTGAGAAATGAGGTTAATAGTCTGCTCTTGCAACTGCTTCAGTTGCAATGGATTCCTTGAAAGAAACGCATTTGTCATTGCATCCGAAAGACGAGCTTCTTGGGTCACGCGAGCGCCCGAGAGCATTTTGATGCGGGCTTCTGATTGAGCAATCATATTGCTGTAGAAAGGTTTCTGACTTTCAATCATAGCAATTTTTTCTTGGCCCGCTTTGTATTCCAAGGAGGATTTCTGATATGCCGAGGATAGATATCCGAAAATACCCAACGAAGTTATCAACATCAAGACTATCGTAGCAATGGATAGATAAGTCCTCAAGTAGCCTTTGGTCTTGCCCCAATAGCGATAGAGAAAGGTTACCGCGACCAGTTTTCCAACTTCCAAAGACGATGCCATGATAGCAGTCGCTAGGAATGCCCCTGCAAACAATGTAGAAATGCCATATACCGAGAAAAAGGCGGCGACCAGTGCAATAGTGAGGGCAGTAATCCCAAGCAAGATATCGAACCGAATAATGCGATCGAGGATGCGGTCTCTCATACCTTTATAAATATTCATCCGTACATGCAAAGCCCCGATTTTTCGGGGCTGTGCGTACCTACTTGAGTACTTATTTTTACGGGCAATTGATGTAAGTTGGAAACTGTCCAGATACTGTAATAATCCATTGGCCACAAGGAGGATCATAATCTCCATTTGGATCGCACCCTGTTGTCGTGACTATTGGGCCACTTGTGATAGTTCCCATAGGACCAGATTGCACTGATGTTATCACATGATCGGTTGGAAGACACATAGACACTTGGATTGACTCTCCGGGAATCCCGGTCGGTCCATACCAATAAGCAGTACCGTTTCCAAGAACGCTATTGTAGTCATAGATATACTCGAACTGCCCATTGCTTAAGGTATCATCGGTCACGCTATATGTCAAGTTCCACAACTTCCAAGTAGTCACCAAATCAGGAGGATAGATTCCTTGAAAGACGCTCTTTTTAGCATAAACTAGGACTTGAACTGCTTTGAGAAACTTCGGAATTCTTAAGTTGGTATCAGCAAAAATTGCATCTGCCATAAAAGCGTTGTAGTCGGTTATTTGAGCATTACTTGCTGAAACAGCATATTCAATCGATCCAATATATCTGGTGGTACTAAGCGGTACAACAAAAACTCGATGTTGCCCAGCTCCCAGATTACTAATCTTGAACGTCAACTCCGAAACCCCCTCAGTATAACCCCCTCCACTAATATCCCTGATAGAAGCCATTTCAATTGCATTCAATTCAGAATTGGCAATTGCACTGCTTATCTCATTGATTATGGGGGCGGGAAGACCTTCTCCACTTACCTTGACTCCAAAATATCGGTAACGGACGGTTCCATCTGGCACTCGGTAGTTGTTGTAATTGACTAGACATTTGATGACGACATCGGACTGCTCTTCAAGAATGAATGCGACCGACCTTTTGTATTCATCATACTGGCCCCACTCCACCGTTGAATTTGAATTGGCGTCCGTTACAAACGGGCCATAGACGTTATAAAGCTCTTCGTTGCTATTGCTCGCAAAGAATACGTGGGACGAAGTAAGTGCATTGGATGAAGTAACTGCATAAGAGCTGGAAAAAATATTGGATGCAGTTATCGCGTAAGGAGCGTTTAGTGTATAGGATGCTGAAAAAACAGTACCATCAACGACAGATCCGAAAACATAACTGGTGGATACAGATGTCTCTACCCAAGAAGCAGAGAACGCGAAACTTGCTGACCTAACTCCAAAATTGGAGGCATCAATATAGGATGCAGTGATTGCCCGCCCGGCATATATCGCATAGGATGCAGTTCCATTAAAGGCAACAACACCTGAAATTGGAAGTGGGAAAGATGCGGTGTAATAAAGATAAGAAGTAGTAAAGGCCAGCGAGCATGAACGCGCGTAACTTGCCGTCAAAGAAAACCCAGCCGCATCAGCTTGAATCGCCCAAGAAGCAGTAGCATATGCCTTGGCCCAACTAGAAACCACATCAACTGTGGCTTTGAGGGTAGTTTTTGAACCAGAATCAACTATTGGAAAGAAATCGCTTCCTACGATTTCACTCAATTTATCCAATTGGCTTATCTTGATCAAATCCATAAAACTTTGTTGTCATTTCGTTAGAGTGTGGCTTGAGTTACGGTTGTTGTCGCATAAACATTCACGGTAACTGAATTTCCAAACTTGTAGAATCTTGCTTGACTACTTTCTCTCGTTGGAACATCATCCAAGAAATCCTCTAATGTTGCTTTTTGTCCAACGCCAGTCGTTCCCCAAGGAGATACTGCTAAATTGGTTCGATAAACTGCAAAATACACTATCCATTTACCACTCGTAAGTCCATTTTTTCTGATGACTAGTTTTGATGTCGAATCCACTCGTGCGTTTTCTGAAAAATCATACACCGAAATGAACTTGAAATCATCAAATCCATATGTAGCATTCGTTTCATTATTCGCCGCTGGACTGACCGTTGTGGGTGGATTGATCGTTGGATCAACCAACCCATCCTGACGAACTACAGCACCAATGTAATAACACTTCCCAGACAATTCATCCATAGTATAATTGACGGTACAATCCAGAATTACATCCGACGTACCTGCTAATGTGAATGCTACGGCTTGTTTTTCATAATCCCATCGAGACCATCCAACGGTTTCAGATGTTCCTTCAGCACTGGAGGTAAATGGACCATATAAAGACATCAAATTGTAAACCGTATTTTCTGCATAGAAAGCATGGGAAGATGTCCACGCATAGGAGGCGGTTTTTGCATAGGATGCCGACATTCCATAAGAAGAAGATATAACATAAGAAGCAGACAAGGCATAGGACGCCGACGCTACAGTTCCATCAACTCCCGATGCAGTTACATAAGATGATGAAACACTGCTTGACGCCCACGATGCACTAATGGCATAAGTTGCAAATGCCGCAACGAATCCAGATCCAGTATTGAAATAAGATGCTGTATCGGCGTGTGAAGCGCTGAAAGCATAGGAAGCCGTCCCGTTTGGAATTCCTTGATACAATAGAAAAGAAGCCGTATTGGCTAATGAAGCCGTATTGGCATAGGAAGCTGTTGTTACAAAAGAAGCCGTTTGTGCATGAATGGCTTGAGAAGCGGTGACTGAAGAAGACATCCACGCATTGATGGTATTGAAATCAACCCGATAAGTCGTCAAGGAACTACTCTGAACGAGAGGAATAAAATCATCATTCGTTATAGCGGGAAGTACGATGAGGTCGCTGATGTAAATCGATGCCATAGAAGTTATGCCACATTGATATTATCTACGTCACCGCTTTGAATCCATAGTGTCAGAGGATTGTATCCGTTCTGGAAGTTACATTCACTAGCTACGAAGGAAATGTCCCACTTATATCCAGCTTGTATAGCATTAGTATATTGTCTTACGTAAAAACTACTGGTAACGGCTGACCCAGCGGTAAGACCCGTTGCACCAACCGAAGCATGTGCCCACGTTTGAACTACATCAACACTAGTCGGCCCCGGATTCAAACGATAAGCGTTCACTACAATTTTTCCATCTGTCGCTGGAGTAGTACGTAATGGAATACCACAATCTCCATTAACTTCAAATAGCATTACGGGATAAGCCGTAGAAGATGTTATAGAGATTGATACTGCTCCGCTGGCTGGAGTCGACAGAGTTGGTGTGAATGGCCCGTACAATCGGTACACGCCCGGCGTCAGCCCAGCGTTGGTAGCATAAGAAGCCGTGGCAATGTAAGATGCGGTAAGAGCAAAAGAAGCCGTTCTCGCGTTGGATGCAGTTCCATTGGAAGTTCCAACCGAATAATTCAGGAAATTGGCAGTTGTTGCAAGAACTGCAATTGTAGCATTTGATGCAGAGGATATTTTTCCATTATATGCTCCGCTATACAGAATATATGATGCGGTATTGGCATTTTTTGCACTAAGAGCATAAGAAGCAGTTCCTTTAGCGGGACCATCAAATCCTCCACTTAGATCAAGCCCAATAAGAAAACTGGATGTTCTTGCATATGTAGCATTGGTAGCCAATGACGCCGAATGAGCAAATCCATTTGGAGTACCGCTATAGATCAGGTATGATGCACTCTTAGCGTTAGTCGCATACGAAGCGGTGCTTATGAGTTGAAGTGAAGATGTAGCAGCATAACTCGATGAAATTGCTTTAGAAGCCCACGATGAAGTTCCATTGAAGTTTATCGCGTAGTATGCTGTAATTGCAAAGCTTGCCGTAGTCACAGTTCCCGTTACCGTTCCCGCTGTATCCGAAAAAACAGCGTGAGATGCTGAAACACTGCTGGAAGCAAATGAAGCCGACACGGCACTTGTAAATGATGCGGTGATGCGGGCTTGCATGTAACTCACCAACTCGGTTGCTGTCATCTTTTTGGATTCGACGTTTGTAAGATCGGACACAAGAAACAAATCACCACCCTTAAGGTCGCCGGCGGTGATTGCTGAAAATTCGGATACTCTTTTATTTGACATAGGTCATTATTCAATAAATAGTGATCAAACGACTTTTTTTACCTTCTTTATTATGAATTGCACGAGCCCACTTCGAACAATATCGTCCTCTGTGAAACGAAGAACGTGAATACCATTCTGTCGGCTCTCCTCATCGTCAAAGTAAGACATCATCTTGATAAATCCACTTTTTCCATTGATATCGCTTTGATCCGGATCACCGAGTATAAATACTTTTGAGAACTCCCCAATTCGCGTAATAAGTGTGAAAAGTTCCTTGTGAGTCATGTTCTGGGCTTCATCGGCTATAATAACCTTTGCATTCCAGTTCAATCCTCGCAAAAATCCTACGGGAATCGCCGACACACGTTCTTCCTTCATAAGAAGATCGACATCCCCCTTGGGCAGGAACTCGGAGAGTTTGTCCAAGAGCGGTTGAATATAGGGAGCCATTTTTTCATCGGCTTCGCCCGGGAGGAACCCTAGCTTGGCATCGGAACATTCTACGGCAGTGCGTATATAAAGAAGATCACTGACCCGCTTGGCGTTAATCATCGTCAAGGCAGCAAGTACAGCAAGATATGTTTTGGAAGTACCGGCAGGGCCAGAGACAAAAAGGAGCTTGGTTTCTTTGTCGGTCGCTAACTGAAAAAAATGTTTCTGCTTGTCGTTTAACTCACGTTGAAAAATGTGTAAACTGGATTTGAGCTTTGAGCGTTGAGGGATGATGGGACTGTGATCTTTGAGGTAAGTGTGTTCATTAGGTAATGGGTTGTTTAGTGCTTCCGCTATTAGGCGTTGCTTTTTGTTTTTCATTAGGATTCCTTTTTAGGATGTTCTGTAACTTGACCACTCTCGGACATAGCTCATAAACCTCTCCCTGCATATAGCACTGAAAGATATTGTCGAGGTTGGACACAAACTCTTTTTCAGAGATTGTTACTACGAATTGGGAATTCTTGAACTGGAATACTTCAATGATGGGCAATTTGTTTTCGATTGCATACTCAATAGATGATACTACATTTTCCATCATATCGATTTTATATTTTTCGATAAAAATTTTCAGTCCTTCATTGTCGGATGGAAGAATATACGATTCGTTTTCTATTAAATTTCTTTTTTTTTTCATAAGATGAAAGAAAAAATACCTTTTATATTTTTCAAATCTTTAGGTTTTATTCTCAATAAAAAGATATTGTTTTCTATAGCAAATTTGTCTTTGAGACTATCTCTGTATTTTAATTCTTCCAAGTCTTTAATTGTTGTAAAATAATTACCTCCAATATACCCAGTATTAAAGTGTTGTTCTCCGTCATATTCAATAATAACATTTTTAGAGGGAAGGTAAAAATCAAATCTCAATTTGTAGTTTGTTTTTGGATTTTTACAATTATCAAATTTATATTGGGGTATGTATTCTATTTTATTTTCACTTAAAAAATTGGAAATTTTTATCTCCCCTTTAGAAGCATTACATTTAGGACATCCTTTTCCACATAAATGGTTATGTGGGATCTGACTAAATTCTCCATGTTTTAGACAAATAATTATAACTTTTTCATATGCACCTTCATATTTTACTTTAGAGTAATTATATCTATATTCATGGATCTTGTTTGCACTTTCAATAAAATTGTTGAGTGTTAATCGTTTTTTTCGTCCAGTTTCATTATGTCCACAAAAATTACACCCCTTCCCTTGTAAATGATCAAGTGGAATTTGTAAAAATTCTCCGTGAATAGGACAAATTATTATGGTATGAATTTTATTGTTTACATAAACAGATTTAGAATAATCATACTTGTCATGGTGAATATGGTTAGATCTCTCTATGAATTTTTCCAATGTCAGTTTGACCATGCCAATAAATATCACAGACCGAGAACTAAACGAGTACATAAAAAAGGCGGGGTGAAAAATCACCCCGCCTTTTTGGCCCACTCTATCCTTGGCGACTACCAAACCCGATGTTTTTTCGGATCGTACTGAACTATCTCCGTCTTCTCACCCCACGAATGGTTTTTGGAAACCTTCGTCCAGAACTCCAATATTGCAATAGCCACCGGATCTTCTGGGCTATCGTATTCTCTGTCCTCAACACGGAACCCATCACGCAACACAACATACTTGATAGGTCTCTGCTAGGCATCCGCATTCACCTGTTGAGCAGTAGCATCAGGCGCGGCATCACTGAATTGTTTCTTTTTTCCCATTGGATTGGTGTTGGTTTAGGAAGTCGGCGATTTGTTTTGCTTGTAGTTCACTCACGATGATGTCGTCCGCCCACGGATCGCCACTGCGTAGGATTCTCCAACACCATCGTAATCTTTCTTGCCAACACATAGGACGCTTAAACCCTTGCCTCCACATTGAAATGTAGAACTCAGGCGGCTCATCTTGTCCCCAGCTCCAATATTGAAACTCTACAGCTTCCGTGCTGCAAGCGCACTTCACCATGAGGGATGGGTCGTCCTTCGGCATAAATCAACTTTTCATCCACTCTTGGGCCTTCTCCATATTTTTCTGGAAGTTGAAAAGATTATAGCCCCAAGCGATGACAAGGGCTACAAGATGAATGTAGAACCACGGAGATAATCCTTGGCATCCGTAGATGTAAACGAGGATCAGGACTCGTGGTAGAAAAATGCTGCACAGTACGTCCGCGAACATAGGAGTCGTATTGTGTGGAAGATTCTCCGTGAGCCACCAGAAAAAGAGGACAAAACGGGGAAGAAACAATCCGAGAAGAAGAAACCAAATACCGATTTCGCTTTCAGTGATAGGCATAACTTGTAACCTTTTGTGTGTGTTTTTCTATCTGACGCGAGAATCATATCACACCTCGCGAAACTTGTCAAGCCCTTTCTGGTTATTTTTCGTTGAACCCAGACTCGATCAATTCCCCAAGTTTCTCCAATGCTTCTTCGGCATCTTTGCCATCGGCAGTAACTTTGATTTTATCTCCCGGTCCTGCAGCCAGAATCATAAGACCAAGAATACTCTTGCCGTTCACAGCACAGCCATCGTATTCCACCATGATATCCGATTCAAATCGACTGGCTATCTTAACGAAAGAAGCTGAGGGGCGAGCGTGTATTCCGTAGGTATTGCTTATCTCGAATGTTCGTTTGATTATCAT